CCATTTTGTTTCTAACTTTTCTAGGCAACTTTTTCAGACCTTTTTGACTTGGTTTTACTTTTTTTAAAACTTTTTTACCGTTTTTATACATCGGTCTTGTCATCATTCCTGGCATATTAACCTCTTCTTGCTTTCCCAAATCCTTTGATTTGAATTCCTATTTTCTTTTTACGTTTTACAGCTTTTTCTCCAGTCTTAACAACTGTTCCACCTTTTTTTAAACCCGAACCATAATAGTCTGTAATTCTATTTATTCCTGGTCTAGCAAGAATGGAATCTCTACCACGCATACCCATATTGCTAGAAAGATTTGCTGGCATTGTGTTATCCATTTGTGCTGCATCAGATGTAAATAATGCTTTGTCAGCACCACTAACACCTAAAGGTTTTGCTCTTCTATTCCTTAAAGCGTTTGCACCAAGCGCTGCTGCACCTGCAAGTGCTACACCTTTAAGAAGTTTTTTTAATTTACTTTTCTTTTTTGCCATTATTTTTTACCTCCGTTTCTAAATATTTGCGTTCCCTTTATACCATATATACTCGCCACTACAAGGATCCAAAGATTAGTGAACCATGACGGGAGCTGCGAGAACATCTCAAAGAACAATTTTACCTTGTCCATCGCTGTCGGGTCGTCCGATACCACTGCCCAGGCCAAAATCATGACGGGCGTCGAGAGAATTATCAAAACTGCCTCGTCCTTCCAGTCTGATTGTCTGGCTTCTAGTAATTTTCCCTGGTAAGCTTCTTCACCTCGGGCCATTTTAGAAGCATGCATTAGTTGTGCGTCTGACATCGCCATTTTTGTACGTTGTTTGTTGGCATAAATTTTACTTCCGGCGTTTAATGCTAGTTTAATTGCTGAAAACCACATTATTTACCTACCTTCCTCATAGCTTTAGTATGAGCTTTCTTAAAAGTTGAACCTTTTTTCATATCTTTTTTCATTTGCTTCATATGTTTTGCTGTGTGGTGCTTTTTATGTTTATTTAACAGTTTTTTTTCTCTTTTATCGATCATATTTTACCTTTTGTTTCTAATTATAGCGACATTACCCGGCATTCCTTCCATTTTTGGTGCCGAAGGTATTGTTTTACTTAAAATTGTTTTCTCAATTGATGTATCTGCTCTTAATTTTGCTAATTCTTCGTTTTGATCTAACTTATCTTCGTTATTTTCTTGCGCCATCATAGCTTTCATCTTATCAAGATTCAATCTTTCGTCAGCATCTTGTGCTTTTCGCTCGTCATTCATTGCTCTTAGGTCTAATTCTCTTGCTTTTAGTTTAGCAATAGGATCATTTCCTAATTGACCCATGATTTGATTTTCTTCGTCTTTAAATTCTTGAGTCATTTCTGCAATTAGTTTTGATTTTCTAGCTTCCAACGCTAAAGTTAAAGTTAATATCTGTTGTTGTGTATTTGGATCTTGCTGTAACATTGGATTCTGTTGTACTGCCATTTGTAATTGTTGCAGTTGTTGTAACTCTTGCATAAATTCTACTTCAATTTGTTCTTGAGCCATAAATGCGATGTGTTCAAATATATTTTTTTCTAATGCACCAAGAACTGCAGGATTATTTCTAGCTAAGCTTGTTGCCATAAAATTTAAGTGAGTTGTAATATGTGATCTATGGTCTTGGCCTTTGAATGCTTGAAAAGGTTTACCAGATAACGCCATAATATTTTCAGACGCTGGATCCATTGGCATAGGTTGTTGAGGTGGTGGCAATATTTGATCAATATTTTTTACACCAATTGCTTCGTACATATCTCTGTATGCTTCGTACATATTATGAATTCTTGGATTAGACATTGCTAATTGTAATTCAGTTTGTGCTAAACTTATTCTTTGTGACTGTGAAAATATATTTGGATCTGCAACTGGTATAATATCAATCTTATCATCAAAGTCAGTTTGTTTAATTGTTCTTTGTGCACCAACAACATCGTAAGGATATTCTGGCGGTAAGTATTGACTAAAAATAGTTGACAATAATTTAAACTCTTGTTTCATTGCAGCATATAATCTTTTATGTATTGCTGACATAACTCTTGATCCTCTTTCAAGAAGAGCGATAGTTGTACCAACAGCTGCGTTTTGATTTGAATCTCCAACTTGCATGTCTGCAATAGCTGCAAATCTTTGACCTGCATTTACTACAACACCCATTAATTGTAATAATGTTTGTGATGGTTCTTTAAATGGTAATGGCATAAACGCATCTCTGATGTTACCACCAGGAGCATCGACATCTCTGAACTCACCAGGTTTAATAGATTCAGCCTCATCTCTTAATCTAATACCTCTTTGTTTGAAACCTGCAGGCATATTTGAAAAAGTTCCTGCATCAATTAAAGATCTTAATGTAGCTGTAGCAGTTTTAGATAAACCACCAATCATATGTATTAAACCAAAACCATAAAAACCTAATCCTGGTAAAAATTTAAAATGTACAAAGTAATCTATTTTTCTTCTTAATGGATCATCTTGTTTGTAGTTTCTTCTAATAGATAAAATTTCTTTACTACCTTGGTCTAGTGTTACAATGTAAGGTAATTTAATTCCTGTTGCTTCACCTGTTTCAGGATCTTTATCTTCAAAACCTTCTAGGTCAAGATCAACATGATATTCTAAAATTGTAAAATCGTTTTCATCTCTTGCTTTTCTAACACCTTCAATTTCTAATTCTTTCTTTTCAATTTCAGTTTCTTGTGTGTAACCAGGTTGTATTTCTATATCTCTATAAAAACCTGATATTTGTTTTTTTCTTAAATCATTTTCTGACATTTTTAATCTGTGCACAACTGCTTCTGCGTCTTCTAAAGATGTCGCTGTGTAAGGAACTATCAAATCGTCTGACGGCACGAATTTAGACACGGCTCTGTCTAGAAGTTCATCAAAGTAAACTTTCTTAAAGGCAGAGCCGCTAAGAGGGAGATAAAAAAGCATCTGATCGAACTCGGGTTCATACTCTTTCATCTTATTCATGAGCTGATAGTTCATGAAGTTTTTTACTCTACTAGCTTGGTCTTCTTTTTGTCTGTTAACTACACCCAAGATTTGAGTGTGTACTGGACCTCTAGCTGGAAGTAATTCTTTGTATGCTTGTGCTTGAAACTGTGTGACCGCTTCTCCTAATACTGGGTGTGTTACACCTGATGCACCAGAAAAAGGTTGTGATCTGTCTTCGTATTTAAATCCTAAAAGGTCTAGACCTTTTGTATAACTATCTTCCCATTCTTTTCTAGAAGATTTGTAGTTCATGTAGTTTCCATATAATTCAGAACCTAATGAACCTAAAATATCTTCTGGTAATAAATCTGCTAAATTGTCAAAGTGAGATTCTGTTCCTTCTTGATTAACTTTGTTTGGTTCAAAGTTTATATCAACAGAACCATCTTCATTTTCTTGGACTTCTACACCTTCACCCCCTTGGGATTCGGCAACTTTTTCTTCTGCTAATTCTACTTCTTCCGCACTAGGCGTTGTTACTTTTTGCTCTACTACGTTTGGTAGCGCTTTGTCCATTATTGACATTTGTTTTTTTCTCCGAGTTCGTTACTACTATAATCTTTTTTCCAGGTACATTCAACCCTTGTGGATTAGGTCCGCTTTTTGGTGGTGGTCCACCGCCTGGAATTAATTTTACCATATTAGTCCGTTAATTTATCGTATGCCGTAAAACCTAGAGATAAAGCTAGTCCTGGTAAACCAAATCTACTAGACACCATTCTTAATGTTCTTGGATTAATACCAAGTCTGAGGATTTTTGCAACCTTTGGATTTACTGATCTTGAAGCAATTGTGCTTGCAGGACCCGTAAATGCAGCTCCTAAATAGTT